GGTGAACGTTGGGGCTCTTTGGCCCCGATCTGCACACCACAGTCGGACACGACGGAGGTTTACCCTCTGACGTTGACTGACGATTACGTCCCCGAAAATGAACCCAGTTACACGAACCGCGTTCGCAAAGCCTGCGGCAGGGAGGATTTCTCCAAGCTGTGGGTTCTGCGACAGCACCTCGGGAAGAAGTACCAGCACGGGAACTCCGAGGCTCGCTGTGAGACGTACAGGAACAAACCCAAAGTGAAGCTCACCGGGCAGTTCCCGCACGACATCACACACATTCTGACGCGTGGTTGCAATCACCACATGAAAGCACAGCTGACGTCTGACGTCTGCAGTGACCCACATCCTTGTGAGAGCGACCCAATCATGGCTGATTGCTACGATCTTTTGCGCGAAGAAATCGCAAGCGTTCTTGTTGGACAGGACGTGAGTCCACTCACCAACTACGAAGCGATCTACGCAAAGAAGGAAGATTCGTCCGCAGGCTTACCGTGGAACAATGAGTACAGCACCTTTGGCGATGTCATCAAGGAGCTGGAAAATGCTGACACGGTGGCTTGTGACGAACTCTGCAACTATCTCGATGAGTACGAACAAGTGATCATCAACGATCCGGGTCTGGTACGGCATTACTCTGGGGTTTTCCCCAAGACTGATTGCTACGTTCCAGAGAAGATCCGCGAAGAACGCTATCGTACGATTCAGACGTTCGACTTCATGCACACAGCCCTGATACGGAAGTATTTTGCGCGAGCTGAAACGATCCTGAAAGAGAAACTTCCCTACGTGTATTTGAAGACCACACAAGAACAGTACTCGACCAAGATTCTGGAACGAATGCTTGGACTCCACACACTGGGCATCGACTTTTCCAAGTTCGACAAGAAACACTCACAAACGATCCTTTCGGAAGTGATGAGGATCATGTTGAGCCCTACAGCGATGCCTACCCAAGTCCGAGAATGGCTGATCACATCCGTCACACGCGGGACTTACGTTCTGCCAGATGGTGAGATCATTGTCCTGAATGGAACTAACCCGAGTGGTGTGTACCTGACGTCAGTCAACAACGAATTCACACATCGGATCATGTCTCTTTTTCTTTTCTCCAAGATCTTCGGATGCCCCGTCAGAGATGTTGACCAACGTTCTGTCGCTGTCTATACAGCGGACGATGGGATTGACGGCTTCCACACCAAGGAAGACTGTGACCTTGTGGCCCGAGAAATCGTGGCTGCCGGGAACCAGTGGTTCCGAATCAAGATCAAACTGGCCTGTTTCAATGGGAATCAAAACGAACCGTCC